GCATCCCGATCTGGAAGCAATCAGCGATCCTCATCGCCGTCACGTGACAGCAACAATTCTTGAAAACACAGAACGTGCTCTGCGTGAAGCTTCTAATTATACATCACAAAACCTGTTGGCGGAATCTCCGATTCCTCCGAACGCTATGCGTGCTTCTAGCTCGACAGCAGGTGATGGTTCTGTTGACATCTTTGATCCGGTTCTAATCTCGCTCGTTCGTCGTGCGATGCCGAATCTGATCGCATACGATATCTGTGGCGTTCAGCCGATGTCTGGTCCGACTGGTCTCATCTTTGCTATGCGTTCTCGATACAGCAACCAAACGCACACAGAAACCTTCTACAACGAAGTTAACACTTCATTCTCTTCTGTTGTTGGTAACGCCAATACGCTTGGTGACAAGCACGTTGGTACACTTCCTGGCAATACCACGCAAACATCGAACCTTGCTGAAACCGGCCTTTACAACTTCGGTGATGCAATGTCAACAGCACAATTGGAAGCTCTGGGCACAGAATCCAACTCTGCTCTGCCTGATATGGCATTCTCGATTGAGCAAGTCAGTGTTACAGCAAAAGGCCGTGCACTGAAAGCCAGCTATACAATGGAACTGGCACAAGACCTTAAAGCGGTTCATGGCTTGGATGCTGAAACAGAACTTGCTAACATTCTCTCCGCTGAAATTCTTGCTGAAATCAACCGTGAAATCGTTCGTACAATCTATGTCACTGCTAAACAAGGCGCTACTGATTCTACGACAACCACGGCTGGTATCTTTGACTTGAATGCTGATTCCAACGGACGTTGGATGGTTGAGAAATTCAAAGGTCTGCTGTATCACATCGAACGAGAAGCCAATAAAATTGCGAAAGATACTCGTAGGGGGAAGGGCAACGTTCTGATCTGTTCTGCTGACGTTGCATCTGCTCTGCAAATGGCTGGCATTCTCGATTATGCGCCTGCCATGAATACTTCTGGTCTGAATGTCGATGACACTGGTAATACCTTTGCTGGTACAATTCAGGGCCGCATGAAGGTTTATATCGATCCTTATGCAACCAGCGGCGACTTCATGGTCGTTGGTTATAAGGGTGCAAACAAATATGATGCTGGATTGTTCTATTGTCCATACGTTCCGCTTCAAATGGTTCGTGCTGTTGGACAAGACGACTTCCACCCGCGCATCGGCTTCAAGACGCGTTATGGTGTCGTTGCTAACCCGTTCGCACAAGGCGCTACTGCCGGTGCTGGTGCACTGACAAAGGATAGTAACGTATACTATCGCCGTGTTCTTGTTACCAACCTCATGTAAGGTATCACATTTGTGATAACAATAATAGAACTTAGGGAGGCTTCGGCCTCCCTCTCACTATTTTTTGAGGAAGGATTTGGAAAAAAAAAAAATGAACAACCAGAATTATAATGCCTCTGATACAGAAAATGTCGATATTCAACGCATGCAAGAATTTGTAGATGCCCTTTCACGACAAATGAAAGCGCTCTCAAAAAGAAAATCAGGCCGATGGGGAAGGACAACGCTCCTTCTCCCTTAATCTCGCCGACCAACCAGCTACTAATAATTACGGCGAGACAACTAAGAGGGCGCTTCGGTGTCCTCTTTTTTTTATGTCTGCACCAATTTGCATTCACAAAAATCATCCCAGACTTGCCGTCTGCCTCGATCCTCGACTTGCCACTCGACTTGATCCTTGACTTTCCACCAGACTTGTTCTTCGATTCGTGTTTCACTCATCATAATCATCCCAGATTTGATCCCAGGCTTGCGACTTGACTTTCCACCAGACCTGATCCCAGACTTGCCGAGAGACTTGATCTTCGACTTGCAGTACGATTTGCTGCCTGACTTGCTCCCAAACTTGCCACCTGACGTGCCGCCAGACTTGCTTATCAACTTGTTCTTTACTCATAATAATCATCCCTGACTTGCCGCCTGACTTTCCACCAGACTTGATCCACGACTTGCTGTTTGACTTGCGACCCGACTTGCGCCCAGACTTGCTGTTTGACTTGCTGATCGACTTGCAGATAGACTTGCAGCCAGATTCGCTGTCTGACTTGACCCCAGAATTGCTGCCAGACTTGTTCTTCGATTCGTTCTTTACTCATCATAATCATCCCAGACTTGATCCCAGACTTGCGACTTGACTTGCTCATTGATTTTCCACCAAACTTGATCCCAGGCTTGCCACCTGACTTGTTCTTCGATATCCCAAACTTGCCGTCAGACTTGCCGCCCGACTTGATCCACGACTTGCAGTCTGATTTGCTCCCTGACTTGCTTATCGATTCGTTCTTTACTCATCATAATCATCCCTGACTTGATCCCAATCTCGCCGCCTGATTTGCCACCAGACTTGATCCTCGACTTGATCCACGACTTGTCGCCTGACTTGATCATTAACTTGCCACCAGACTTGATCCCATACCTGAAGCCAGACTTGCTGATCGACTTGCACCCAAATTTGCTGCTCGATTCGTTCTTTACTCATCATAATCATCCCAGACTTGCCGTCTGCCTCGATCCTCGACTTGCCACTCGACTTGATCCCAGACTCGATCCCCAACTTGCCGTCTGATTTGATCCTCGACTTGATCCCAGACTCGATCCCAGGCTTGCAATTCGACTTGCTGCCTGACTTGCTTATCGATTCGTTTTTCACTCACCATAATCATCCCTGACTTGATCCCATGCTTGCCAGCTGACTCGATCCCAAACTTGCCGCCTGATTTGCCACCAAACTTGATCCCAGACTTGCTGATCGACTTGCACCCTGACTTGCCAATCGACTTGCCGCTTGCCTCGATCCTCGACTTGCAACCCGACTTGGTCTTCGATTCGTTTTTCACTCATCATAATCATCTCTCGTTTGCTCAATGCTTTTTTGATCAATTGTCAACCAAGAATTAAGCTTGCATCCTGACTTGATACACGACTTGCCGCCTGACTTGTTTTTCAATATTCATAATCTCTTCTCAACTGCTCATTGGCTTGCTCCCTGACTTGATCCCATAATTGCTCTTCAGTTTGCTCCCTGACTTGCCAATCGACTTGCTCTTCAGTTTGCCACCTGACTTGCAGTCTGATTTGCTGCCAGACTTGCGACCAGACTTGATCCACGACTTGCCACCTGACGTACCGCCCGAGTTGTTCTTCAGCCATAATAATCCTCTCTCAATTGTCGTTCGACTCGCCCCCAGACTCGATCCCAGACTTGCCCCCTGATTTGCCACCCGAGTTGATCCCAGACTTGCCACCTGACTTGCGACCATATTTGCTTATCGGCTTGATACCAGACTTGATCCGCAATTTGCAACCAGATTTTCTTATTGATTCGTTCTTTATTCATCATAATAATCTTTTTCCAATTGCCCCCTGGCTTGCGACCAAACTTGCCAATCTACTTGCTGCACCCTGGTTTTCCAGAAGACTTGATCCCAAACGTGATCCCAGATGCGTTCCCTGATTTGATACCAGACTTTCCGTCTGACTTGCCAATCACATTGTCGCTCGACTTGCCACCTGACATGTTCTTCAATCACCATCATAATCCTCTCTCAATTGTCGCCCGACTCGCCCCCAGACTCGATCCCAGACTTGCCCCCTGATTTGCCACCCGAGTTGATCCCAGACTTGGCACCTGACTTGCCGATAGACTTGCACCCAAACATGCATCTTTACTCGATCTCTAACTTGCTGCCAAGCTTGTTCTTCGCCAATCATATTTCAATTGCCCCCTGACTTGCCACTCGACTTGCTGCCATACCTGATGCCAGACTTGATCCCCGACTTGCCGCGAAACTTGCAGATCGACTTGCAGTCTGATTTGCTGCCTGAATTGCTTATCAACTTGCGGCCAGATTTGCGACCAGATTTGCTGCTCAATTCGTTCTTCACCAATCATATTTCAATTGCCCCCTGACTTGCCAATCGACTTGCTGCCCGACTTGCTGCCTGACTTGCCACCTGACTTGATTCTCAACTTGCCGCTCAATTCGTTCTTGACCAATCATAATCTTCACTCAATTGCCGCCAGACTTGATCCCAAGCTTGCCGCTCGACTCGATCCCTGACTTGCTGATATAATGAATTACTAACTTGATTATCAACTTGAACCCAGGTTTGTCGTTCAAATTGCTGCCAAATTTGCAACCAGACTTGTTCTTCATCAATCATAATCTTCTCTCAGTTGCCACCACGCTTGCCCCCAGATTTGCTTTTCGACTTGCACATCGACTTGCCGCAAAACTCGCCACCTGACTTGCTGCTCGACTTGCACATTGACTTGCCGCCAGACTACCGACTCGATTTCCCAATCCCCGATTTGCAGCCAGACTTGCCGATAGACTTGATTCCAGACTCGCAACTCGACTTGCTGATCGACTTGCTCCCCGACTTGCCAACAGACTTGCCACCCGACTTGATCATCGACTTGCCACCTGACTTGATCATCGACTTGCCACCCTATTTGATGCCCGACTTGCCGCCCGACTTTCCGCCCGACTTCTTGTTCGACTTGCCGCCCGACTTTCCGCCAAATTTGCCGCCCGACTTGCTTATCGATTCGTTCTTTACTTATCATGATACTCTTCTCTCAATTGCTTCCTGACTTGATCATCGACTTGCCACCCGACTTGCTGCAAAACTGGCTCCCCGAGTTGCCACCAGCATTCCCCTTCGACGTGCCAATGAACTTGCTGCTCAATTTGCCGCCCGGATTGCCACTCAACTTGCCGCCAGATTTGCTGCTCGATTCGTTCTTCACTCATCATAATCATTTTCTAGCTGATCCCATGCTTGCATCCAGACACGTTGTCTGGCTTGCCACCAAACTTGCCGCCAGACTTGCTGCCTGACTTGCTGCCTGACTCGATCCTCGACTTGCTGTCTTATTTTCCAATCTATTGGCCAATCAACGTGTCGCAAGAATTGCCACGCGACTTGCCTCTTGGCTTGTTTATCAACGTGCCACCAGACTTGGTCCCTAGTTTGTTCTCCAAGCATCTTATTTTTCATTCTCTCTCAGACACACATTCATCAAGATACGCGTACACATAAATACCATACACCAAACCGACTCAAACGTCAAGGAGAGGCTACATGAGCATCATAGACAAATACGCAGATTTCATCAGGGAACAGAAAAAAGAAGGCGGAATGGGCTTTAAAAAACCAGTCGAAGAATCTGCATTTTTCAGTGATAGACAAAACGAGGTTGCTAAACGAACACTAGCAAATATTGCTGCTGCAAAGTTTGTTGTGCATAAGACTGATCCCGGTGAACATAAAAACCACCCAGATTGGGATAGAATGGTTGATTTCTACAAAAAGAACAAAAAACATGCTAAAGAAATGGCAACTAAATGATGCTGTTTGAAGAATATAAGCAATGGCTCAAAGAGAACAGGTTACCATCCACTAATTCAGAAGATGGTAACCCGATTGATGATTTCGTGAAAAGTGTTTTCAAAGATAAAAGAAAAGATAAAGTAAAGCGTATGCTGATGAGACGACCAGAGTTGCCTTCAGACGCAAAAACAGCAATGCCAATAGTCGCACGAAAAGCGACAAACATCGGTTTAAGGTGAAATGAGTTACAAAACAAAAATACGCAACTATTCAATCACCAAAGGTGCTAATCTGATTTTCACCGTTGATACCACTTTTTCCAATGGTGCTGTTCGAGACATTTCTTCTGGATATACACTCACTGCCAAGTTGCAAAAGCACGATGAATCCAACACCACAATTAATGCCACGGCAACTGGCGTAGCCAATGGCTTGCTGACGTTCTCCCTTGATGCTGCAACCACGACAACGATGAAAGCTGATCGGTACATATATACCGTAACTCTTAACGAAACATCATCGAACACCACAACAGTTGCTCAAAAGGGCATTATAACTGTTCAGGGTTCGGCAATAGTTTAAGGAGACTGTAATGTCATTATTGAACGAGTATAAACAATGGCTCAACGAAACATCTAAAGTTTCAGATCAAGATTTTGTTAAAACATATCAAAGCCATTTCGGAAACGCATATGATCCTGATGCTGATAATTTCGATGAAGCAAGAGAACATGCTACCAAACACACAATGGAATCTCATGGATTGAACAAAAAGGAGTTTGATTCCCAGATGAAAAAAATTGTGACTCGTTTGGAAAGCGGCGATAATCTAAACGAAGGCGAGCATTGGGACAAAGTACGTCGCTCTAACACAACAGAAATTCAAAACGCACAACAGTATGCTCAACAAATGGTTCAAGATCATGGAGATGACGAAACTGTGCAAAAACTCGCTGCCGTTATATTGAAACTCAATCCAAACAACAAAGAGCATCAAGATCAAATTCTCGATGCTGCAAAACAGCTTGATGATTATGTTGCACAACAGGTTGGTCATGAACCCACCAAAGAGAAAAAATAATGCTTCGCTTTACTGAATGGGTGCAACTGCAAGAACGTAAAAAGGCACACTATTCCAAGGATGCTCATGATGCTGAAAATTATCCACAAGTTGGGCAGGAATACGAGACGCTGCGCAACTTGTCGAAACCAACACTGAAACGCATTGCTGCCAATCGTGGTGTAGACAACACCGAGGGCACGTCGAAGATGGTTTCCGACATTCTGAAAAGGGAATATGGGACAGATAAGGTTGGTGGTTTTTATGACAAGACAAAGGACACTTCATATAAAGTGAAGGCTCGCAAGAAAGCAAAAGAATCTGGAAAACAATCATATCGAAAAGATAACAACAATGACGAAGATATTTGAAGAATACAAGACATGGTTATCGGAAACATCATTTTCTGATCCCCTTTCTGCACCAGACACTAGTGCTGGGATGATAAAAAGTCGCGTTAGACCAAAGGCAGATTTAAGCATTTCTCCACGAAACAAAAATAGCGATTCCACAGATGGTGTTCCTTACGATAAGGGAGAACGAAATAACACGGAAAAGAATAATCTTCGGAAGCTTGGAAAAACATCCACAGATCGTGTCTTGAACAAAATTGAACGAGATTCTAATAGGTTGTATTCAAAGTGACCAATATTATTGAACTGAAAAACACGGCACACTTTGCACGAAAGATACTTGGCGACGAAGCAGAACGCCGAGGTATGGCTAATCATGTTCAAGCAAAAATACGTCGCATGACTAAATACGATTTACAACTGCTTGCTCTAAAAATGCAGTATCTTACCGGGAGAAACTAAATGTCTGAATTCGGCACTGCACTCGATGAAACGCCAAGTGATGTAAATTTTCTGTCGCCGCTTGTCTACAAACTACAGATCAAAAAAACACCGAATTTGAACTTCTTCGTGCAAAACGTCAATTTGCCTGGAATACATTTGCAACCAACAGAAGGACAACCCAACCCATTTGTCAAAATTCCTTATTGGGGCGATCACATCGAATATGATGACATCACTATAAACTTCAAAGTGCAGGAAAGCATGGCAGACTGGCTCGAAATTCACAATTGGATTCGATCAATGGGTTTTCCTAAAGAATACAGCGAATACAGAGCTTTAAGTGGTGTTGCGCCTGGATTGGGCACTGGTCTGACATCAGACATTTCACTTGTCATTTGCAACTCGAACAGAAACCCGATTCTCAATGTTATCTTTCAAGATGCTTTTCCAACTTCGTTGTCATCAACGATATTTGATCAAGCACAGGCAGACGTTCAATACGTAACAGCAGCAGCGACGTTCAAATACACCAAGTATGAAGTGGAGACAATTTAATGTCTGATTATCACACACAAGCAGAGTATCTGTTAAACAGAGGTTATGTTACTGGCATTGATGTTCACAAACTGGCAGAAAAATTGTCTGAATCTGCCAAAAAACCAGTTCCTCTAAACTGTAATACAAGAGAAACTGTTTATGGAGAAGATTCGCTTGAACTAATAGAGAAGCTTCGCACAGAAGCAGATCAAATGGCCGATAAAGGCGACATCAAATAGAATCAAGGTAAGACTTTATGGCATCGCCCTACTTTCAAAATCTTCCATTGCTGTCATATGCAAACACTCTGGTACGCGATATTTCACGTCGAACTGTGGTCAACTTGAAATCCACAGGGCTTGACGTGAACTTTTATCCATATGAAATCACCGACAATATTCGAACAGATCAGTTGGCAGAATACTATTACAATGATGCGTATTTGGAATGGATGGCACTTTTGTCAAACGATATCATCGATCCATACTATGGCTGGTACATGGATGACGCCACCTTCAATAAGCTCATTGTTGATAAGTATGGTGATGTTGTTACCGCACAGAAATACATCAAACATTACATCAACAATTGGGCAGATGATGAGACTGAATTGTCGGTTGCATACTACAACAATACCATTGATGATACTCTGAAAAAATATTGGAAGCCTGTTTACATCCGACCAACAGAAATTTCTCATTATGTCAGGCGTGAAGATGACATTGTTCGAAACACCAATCAAATCATACAGTACACAATTTCATCCAACAACGACACGATAGCATTGCAACCGAACGAACTGGTTGACATTAAGTATACTGGCGACACAGATGCGCATGCAAATGGTCAGGTTGTCACTTCGAACAGCACCATGGTTCGCGTCATGAACGTCAGCGGCAACACGTTTGCCAACGCTTCTATTGTGGTCGATTTGATTGGAATAACCAGCGGTGCCAACGTTTCAGCAAATGATGTTGTGACGCTATTTGAGAACATCTCCAACACCGAATTTGCTTATTACAGCCCTGTCAGTTTCTATGATTGGGAATTGGAACAGCGCGAGAAGACGAAAAACATCAATCTGGTCAGTGATGCTGCTATAGATAGCGTTGTAAATCAATTCGAGAGATTGATGAATTTCGACTTGGACGCGAACACAGGACTATCGACAGGATAGCCAGATTATGTGTTTTTGCAGAACCAAATGGCGGCTGCGACAACATCAGCAGGATCACGCGATCCTGTCAAAAAACGATCCTTTGCCAGCACCATTTGTTGCCAATTGGCTGTATAAGAACCATCTCTCTGCATTTCAAAAATCTTGATGTCTGGTGCAATTTCGCCTTCTTTGGGAAGGCGAGTAGGATCGAAAATAGCCAGCGGGGCTTTGTTTTTTTCCATATCTTATTGTCCTTTCATTACAACCACTTTGGAATTCCATGCTCATGCATGAAATCATATTCAGTTTCTGCGATTTTGATTTCCGTTTCGTCATTCGACGAATAATAGTCTGATGTTGCTGAATGCAACAGCGAGACTGCTTCACGGTAGTTTAGCGGAGTTGCCGTGCGTTTGGTGATAACGTTTTCTCCATCCGCGTTTCTGTACTTCACCGTAATTTCCAATTCATACATATCGGTTTGCCTTTTCATGTATTTGTCCACCACAGGTACGCAAATTCTTACACCCATAAACCAAAAAAGTCAAGGGGTTTTTGGCCCCTTGACTTCTATTTACGTGTTGTATGAATGGCTTATGGGTTAAGGCCCATCTTACCATCACCACCGATAACTTCTTCCGGCGAACTCTCAGGCATGTCAAGCGGAACCGCGTTGGCACGCACGAAGTTGTTAAGGAAGGCATCGATCTTGTCAACCACTGCATTGAAACGATCATAATCGAATTTTTGCAGTCGTGACGAATATCGAGCAGATTGGCTATTCACCAATTCTACCGCAGATGCTCGGAACAGTCGCATAATCACGTTAAGCGATTCGTTCTCGACATTCACTTCTTCAGGAAATGCTTCAAGCTGATATGGACGCGGATGCGTCTCTGGCAAGTCAAGAAGCGGCGAATCCTGAATCCAGGCGAGTGCTTGACGCAACGTGCCCAGATACGATTCCAGTCGGGTTTGATCCGCAGCAATCATGCCAGAAACCGGCGCAGACTGCGAACGAGCCATTTCCTGGTGGAAACGACGAAGCATGTCATACAACCACAGAACATCGTGGTTAAAGACATCAGATGGAAAACTCTCAGACATAATTTTCTCCTATGGTTAGCTAACACAATGAAATGGAAGAGAAGCCACTTCCTCCAATGCTATTTAGGAACCACAGAATTTTACCAATTGATTGCAAAAAGGGGAACCGAAGCCCCCCCAATTGAAAAATTAGCCAAGTTCTTCCATTAGCTTATCCAAATCAACATCTTCATCATCATCATCGTCAGAAACAGTTGACTTTGATTCTGGCTCATCAAAATCCTTTTTCTTGGACTTTTTCGGTTCAGAACTATGCTCAACATCGGATTCAAAGCCCATGACTTTGTTCAAACGGCTTTGCAATTCTTCATAGCTCTTGAATTGATCAGGCTGGACGAATTCTTTGACATCATACGTCATCTCATAGATTTCTCGAATGTCTTCGTCATCATCCTCAATCGGTGCAGGAGCATCGAATTTTGACAGATCGTAATTGCGATATCCATCAACCTTTCGAATAAGCAACCGGAACGGCGCACCTTCCCACATGTTAAATGGATCGATTGCATTGGTTGGATTGTATGCGGAGTTTGGAGTATTGTCATCGAGCAAACGCGGATTGCCTTCTTCATCAAAAGGCGGATTCAATGCCTGATCGATCTTCTCGAAAATCTTCTTGCCAAACTTGAACAGAAAGACGTTGCCATTATTGGCTGGATTGCTTGGGTCTTTAATAACCAGGATGTTTGCAATGAAACTCAATTTGCGTTTTTGTTTGCGTGCCTGATCCTCATTACCAGCATTCCAAAGTTTAGTGTTGTAATCGCCACAGGGGTCTTTTTCACCTATGGTTGTTCGTGAGTTTTCTATGTACCACAATCCAGTTGGTCCCTGAAATCCGTGTGACCAAATTTTCTCGAATGGTGTATCGCTTTTACACGATGGTAGAAAACGAATGACGGCACCGCCATTGCCCATTTTATCGACAGTTGGTTGCCAAAAGCGATCATCCTTGTAATCGTCTTTTCCCTTTTTGCCGGGATTCGTCAGTTCTTCAAGCTGCTTGTGTAGAGCATCCAATGTTGCAGACTTGTTTGATTTAAGTTTTTCAAAGTCCATTTGTCATAATCCTTTTCTCGTATTACGCTATATTTTTGTTCCTTACGGAACGACGGAATATTTATATGTGTATTTTCGTTGAAAATCAATGACCTAACCAATTATTTATCTTCCCAAATATCAAATAATACAGCCACGCCAGTAAAACCAGCGTGACTGAAAGCGGCCAAACCGCAGACATCGTTAGGGCGAATATCAAATGGTTAAAAAACGACACTTCTCGTGCGTGATAAACAGAATACACGTAAGAAACGCCAAACATAATGATGGTCATCATGACCACCGATATCGCATAATAAAACAGTAGTTCCATATCAAGCCTCTATTTTAATGATGTCACTAGCATCTAAATTGATGTAATTACTCACAACATACGAATTCGTCGCACCATTGGATTTAGTAACCGTCACCACAATTTTCTTTGCATTTCGTGGAACCTCAAACGAAACTGTTTTCTTTTCTACTTTTGGTCTTTCAATCACGACTGGCTTTTCTTCTGTTTTTTTCTCAGTCTTGAACCATCCTTTGACACGATCAACAATGCCAGACTTAACTTCTTTGACTGTCAAGGCTTTGGATTTGACTTCTTCCTCAATATCCTTTTCGAGTTGTTCAACGTCAGCATCAAGTTTTTTTGCTGCTCGCACCAACGCTTCCTTTTCGCGATCAATTTTGTCGTAAACATTCCATGGCCAAGGTTTTTCGTTATCTACCATTTGGTCCTCCTATATGAGTATCGCACCACACCCTTTCCCATCGCACTTGCATAAATGGCCATATCGCAGTGCCAGCGCCCGTAATACTAGGCTTGACGCCTTTAATGGCGAGGATCGGTAAAACCCTAGCTATCTCCACGTCTTACCGCCGCTTCATCGATAACTGGTGTGGTGCGAATTCTTATTCGTATTCGAATTCAGTTTTATTGTCTGCCTTCAA